GATAGCAAATATGCGGATATAATATACAAGACCCTATTTGGAAAACCATTTAAAGAATTGCAGAAAGATTATAGCGTTAAAGCGAAAGAAAGTATTCGAGAATACTTAACAAGTGAGCAATTAAAGGATATTGAAAGTATGGAAATGCTTGTTAGTAGTTTAATAAATTGTGGCTGGGGATATGGACAAATAAAAAGTTTCATTCAAGAGCATAATACGAAACAGTTGGCAGGATAAAGGGAGGAACATATATTGATTGTAGCGACTTTTAAGAAAACGAATAAGCATATAACAAGCGTCATAACTGTTGGTCATGCAAATTACGCCCCGCACGGACAAGACATTGTATGCGCAGCAGTTTCAGCAGTTATTACAGGCTTGCTAAATGAAATGGAGCGGTATAGTACGATTAAGTATCATGCTAAAAGTGGGGATGTAGAGCTTGAAATATTGAACCCAAGTGCGGAAACGGATATATTAATGGAATTTGTACAGCATACACTGGAAGATGTGGAACGAGAATATCCGAATAATGTCAAGATAGTAACTGAATAATGAATGTAATTTAAGTCCTAGAGATAGGGCTTTTTATTATGCCTTTTTATCGTTGTAGGCATAAAAGAACAACGAATTTTACTGACGAGTAGAAACGGATAACTACATTAAGCAAATGGAGGAAAGAAAGATGAAACACAGAAATAATCACTATGGAGTATCAATGAAGCACAGAAAACTTGGAATGAAGCTACAACTTCATGCAGAAAATGAGGAAGAACAAGAGGTTGAAGAGGAGCAAGAAGAGGAAGAACAAGCGGGCGAAGAGAGCGACAAGGGGAAGAAAAAAGAGCGTGTCTACACTAAGAAAGAACTTGGAGCAATCGTTGCAAAAGAGGTAGCTAAAGCACTACAAAAACAAAAGGAAGAACTATCAGAAGCTGAAAAGTTGGAGGGCATGACTGAAGAACAGAAAAAATCTCACAAGCAAAAACAAAAAGATGATGAAGTGGCTGAGTTGAGACGAAAAGTTGTTCGAATGGAAATGTCAAAGACAACATCGAAAGCTTTGAGGGAGGCAGGAGTCGACCCAACAGATGAAGTTCTTGATTTTGTATTGGGTGTTGATGCAGAAATTACTGCTCAAAATATTGAAAAATTCGTAGAGATTAAGAATGCTATTGTTCTTGCAGTAGAAAAAGAGCGAAACACAGGTAAGACACCAAAGGTGATTACGGGAGTAAAGAAGTCTATTACAAAAACTGACTTTGAGAAGATGACTTATCAAGAAAGAGTGACACTGAAAAAAAAGGACCCAGAGGGGTACAAACAATTACAGGAGGAATAAAAAAATGAAGAAAAAGGAAATGAACTTACAATTATTTGCAGATTTGCTAACGCAGCTACAGGAGATGATTGATCCAGAGGTTATGGCAGATATGATTTCGGCGGAATTACCAGGAGCGATTAAATTTAGTGGCATTGCACCAGTTGATACTACTTTAACAGCGAGACCAGGTTCTACGATTACGATTCCAAAGTTTAAGTATATTGGTGATGCACAAGATGTGGCAGAGGGTGCGCCAATTAACTATGCATTGCTTGAAACGGACTCGGCACAGTACACCGTTAAAAAAGCAGGACAAGGTGTGAAACTTACAGATGAAGCTGTATTAAGTGGATATGGGGACCCTGTAGGAGAAGCGCAAAGACAAATTCGTATGGCGATTGCGTCTAAAGTGGATAATGATATTGTAGATGCCGCAAAAGGAGCAAGTCTTGATGTGTATGCAGCGATTGATTTAGATTTAATTGACCAGTTAGAAGCTACATTTCAAGATGCGCCTGATGCGATTGAAGCGGAGGACGCTGGAAGTGTTGGCGTGTTGTTTTTGTCATATAAGGATGCTGCGAAATTGAGAAAGGCTGCGGGTAATGACTGGACTAGAGCGTCTGAACTTGGAGACAATATCTTAATTAGTGGGGCATTTGGAGAAGTTCTTGGTTGGGAAATTGTTAGAAGTATGAAGTTGGCTGAAAATGAGGGGCTTGCAGTAAAGAAGGGAGCACTTAAAACATTCTTGAAGAGAGATGTTTTGGCTGAATCTGATAGGGATATTACGCATAAGTTGACAATGTTCAACGCAGACCAACATTATGTTGTTGCTTTGGTTGATGAAACGAAAGTTGTAAAAATCACAGGTACAGGAGCATAGGAGGTAAGGCATGTATAAAGTAGTAAAACATTTTACAGACTTACAAGACGATAATCATGCATACAATACGGGGGATACTTTCCCTCGTAAAGGCTTCAAGGTGGATGAAAAGCGAATCCAAGAGTTGTTAGGGAATGACAACAAGCAAGGAACGTCGCTTATTAAACGGGCTAAAAATACCAAAAGTGACTCAAAAGGTAAAGGGCAAGTTGAAGAAAAAACCTCTGCGGAATAGGAGGGACTATGCTTGAAAAACTGAAACGTCTATTAAGTGTTACAGACACTGATAGAGATGATTTACTTAATGACTTGCTTGAAACTGCGGCGGTAAGACTCGGCTTGCTTATTGGAAAAGAAGAAATACCTAGTCAACTTGAGTACATTGTAATTGATGTGGCGATTGTCCGATTTAATCGTATTAGTTCGGAGGGAGTTCATCATCATACAGTGGAGGGTGAACATTCGATTTATAATGAGAATGATTTTTCACCTTATGTGGGTGAAATAGAATCTTATCTTAGTATGGTAGATGAGGTGAGAGGAAAAACAAAGGTGAAGTTCTTATGAGGTTTGATAGAGTTGTTTATTTTCAGAAAGAAAGCATAGGAACGTTGAGTCCTGCGACAGGAAATTATGAAAATGAGACTCCTGAGGAAGTGAAGAATTATGCAAATATCACGAATGCTGGTACGAATACGCTCAATAAAATGTTTGGTAATATCAAAGAGGGTTCTTTGATTGTTCGTATTATGAATGAATACAAGGCTCCCTTTGATTATATCTGTATCGCTGGGAAACGTTACAAGGTTGATTTTAGCCGAGTATTAAGGCGTAAGCATATATTTGTAGTGTCGGAGGTGCAATAATGGAATTTAGGGGTGTAGCGCAACTACAAAAGGCACTGCAAAACAACATTGGATTGGATGCGGTTAAGAGAATTGTTAAGCAAAATGGAGCAGAAATGCAGCAAAAAATGCAAAGGAATGCGAATTTTACAAAGGGATATCAGACAGGCACAACAAGGCGAAGTATCTCGAATGAACTTAGTGACGGTGGCTTGACGTTTATGGTTAAGCCAAACACAGAGTACAGTCAATACCTTGAACACGGCACGCGTTTTATGGAGGCACAGCCTTTTGTTGGTCCAGCGTTTAATGCGCAAAAGGGTCAGTTTAAGAGAGACTTAGACAAGTTAGTAAAGTGAGGTGAAACATGGACCCACAGCAAGAGTTATTTATTGAGTTAATGTTAAAAATTAAGGAACTAGGATATGACGTATACGATGGCGCTTTGCCACCTGATAATACGCCATATCCTTTTGTATATCTAGGAGATAGCCAGCTAGCAGATGACAATGGAAATAAGTCGGTTGTATTGGGGAAAGTATTCCAAAAGATTCACGTTTGGAGTAATAAACCGTATGAGCGAGGAACATTATCTTCTATGTTGTTGGTCATCAAACAGGTATGCAGAAAAGTAAATAAGACCAATCATTTTAGCTGGTCTGTTAGAAATGTTAATCAGCAGATTCTGTCTGATAATACAACGAAGCAACTTTTGTTGCATGGTGTGTTGGAGGTAGAGTTTGAAATCAATTAGGAGGAGAGAGGATATGAAGAGAATGAATTTACAGTTGTTTAATGAAAGAGTAGATGGAAAGCAAACGGTGTATTTGTATCGCATTCTAAGTGAAAGTGCAACACAAAATGCTAGTATTTTAGCGTATGTGACGGAGAATGGGAAAAGTATTAGTACAGATACGGAGACAACAGCAACGAAAGATGGAACGGTAGTAACTGCAGGGATTCCTGTAATTGAAATTACATCTACGTCTATGTTGCCAGTTGGTAGCGTAATGATTGATAAGCTACAAAAAGCACAATTAGAAGGTGCAGTTATTGAAATTTGGGAAGCGAACCTTGCAGAGAAAGCGGGGGGGACGAATCGATTTAAGGGAACATATTATAGAGGGAAAATTTCTAGTTTTGAGAAAAATTCACCAGCGGATGGCTATGTGGAATTGTCTCATACGTTTAGCATTGACGGAGTGGGTGTTGATGGTAGTGTAACGGTTACGGCAGCGCAACAAGAAATTGCAGCGTATGAATTTAAGGATACATCAAAAACAGGAGCGTAATTAATCGGGGCGGCAAAGTGTCGCCCTTTTTTAGGAGGAAAATAAATGCTATTAAACATAAGAGATAAAGAATATGAATTGAATTTTGGGATTGGTTTTCTGAGAGAGCTGGATAAGAAGTATTTCGTTACTAGAAATGGTGAGAAGTTTGGGGCGAGTATGGACCTTAAGATTCCGTTGCTATTAACGGGAGATATTGTGACGCTTTCGGATGTACTCTACGCAGGAACGCATGCTTTGAAATCGAGACCGAACCAATCGGATATAGATAAGTATATTGATGAAGTGGAAGATGTGGGAGCTTTTCTTGAGGAGGTGTTTGAGGAATTAAAAAAGTCGAATGCTACAAAAATGCAGGTGATGAGGATATTGGACGCACTGGAAGCAGAAAAAGCAAAGAACGAGTAACGGAAACATCGAAAGAAACGTATGAACGCATTTTGGTAGATTGCATACGGAGTTTTGGCATGATGGATTTCGTTGAAATGAACAAAATGACACTGTATGAACATCGTATTCGTGCGGAAGCGCATAGATTATCTATAATCGATAAGGAGCGAGATATACATTGGCAAGCATGGACGAATCAATGTGCGAAAGCAACGAAGAAG